GGGAAAAGCGAAGCCAAGATGGTGTCGCAGAAGCCAGTTTGATAGCCTACTGGGGCATGAGATACTCTATTGAAAGGTTTCGTGAAGCCTAAGACTGCAAGGACTTAGCAACCTAAGTGAACTTAATGTCAGCTTATAAGGCCGTTTAATGCTTGTAACCTTTCGGCAGTCCTTGCAATTAGTGAACAGTCTCAAGAAAGTGTATAGGGTCAAATACTGCACCATCTTTGAAGGAAGCAAGTATCTTGTCCATTACCATTTTCTTGTTGTCTGTTGGTAACAAATCACATTTGATTTTGCTAGCCAATAAACGTAACTGAGTTATTTTGTATTTGTTGAGCCATTCCTCTGTTGGTTGAAACCAGTTTTTGGCAAGAGTCGTACCATATATGTTTTTCTGTGCCGAAAAAATCTGGCTCTGATCCATAGAGGCAACAATCCCTTTATAAAGTATAGCAATGAGATCAGACTCTGTTTTAGATAAGAAAAATTGTAAACTAGACCGTTTATCATCTTTGCAAAATACGTCAATTTGTGACCTAAGTTCAACAAAATAGTTATCATATTGTTCTCCATCTGTTTTTTGGCTGAAAAATACATTGGTGTATGTCTTGGAATTAGTATAGCCATTTAAGAGTTGGTTGCATAATGTAGCAAGCACATAATGTTTTGAATCAGTTACAAGATGCTTGAATGATTCCTGATCCCAAAACTGCTGACGAAGCACATCTTCATACATAGCATTGGTAAGTTCTCTTTGAGGATTAGACATATCAGCTAGTGTAAGCTCTGGTATCTCACCATTCTCAATAGCTTCTAATTCCTTCTTGGACATTTCTATCTTGCTTTTGTATTTCTGTACCCACAGATCACCACGTTCAGGCATATAAGATATGATTACCTGAATATCTTTAGGGTCTAGATTGTCAAGCTCATTGGAATAAACTGGTACAAGATTCTTAATCATGCCCTGCTTTTCTGATGGATGACAGTCAATAACGACACAACTTTTGTATTTTTTATCCAATGCTTTGGCTTTTTGGTCTACATATTCTTTCTGTAATGCCATAAGCTTTGGTACATCAGCTACATACTGATTGTCAGAAAACAAATCACCAGTGAACTCAATCTCTTTGTAGAGCTTGTGGTTCTTTGGTATGATTACATCTTCACGAAGAACTTTGATGTTACCAATCATTCTTTCTATGTAGTTGTAATTGAAGTCACCACCACAGTCTTTGTAGATATCATCTTGGTTTTTGTGATTGACTCTAGTAAATAACTGAGCAACACCAAGACCAAACTCTTTGTTTCTGAAAGCTTCTTTAACTGTAGGTGATAACTCAGACAAGGCTACACGTTGCATAACCCATTTTCTTGTTTGACCCCAGCTAGCAGCTAATGAGTCAAAGTCATGCTCACCATCTTGAACGATCTGCCATATAGCATCAGCTTCATCAAGTGGATGCATACCTTCTCTCATCATGTTAGCCATAGCACCAACTTCTGTTGCACCTTCTTCAATGACTTTACAATCCACCATGAAGTCGGACTTGGCACCATGTATTTCACACAAAGCTTGAAAACGTCTATGACCATCTACAACCCAGTAACCAGTACCATTTTTCTGTACAACAAGATTGTGCAGTAAATCCCTGGACTTGATTGAGGCGATAAGCTTGTCAAGATTGTCAGCTTGTACTTTTCTAACATTTTTAGGATTAGGTTTTAGTTGATTTAAAGCAATTTGCATAATAAACTCCTTTGGTTGACGTTGACAGGAGAGGGTTTTGTAATGTTCACCCTCTCCCTTTTTATAAACTACTTAGAAGCGACTATTTTTGGCTTCTTTGCAGATTTATTTATTAGATCTAACAAACCCTGCTGAGCATGAGTCATAACACTAATATCTTCACCAGACATAGATACAGTTATATCATTTAGTGATTCATAAGTTTGAAAGTCACTCATATTTGCTGATTTACAGTATTTTCTTACGGCTTCTATTTCATCCATAGTCATATTTTCTATATCATCATCTTTCATATAGATATGCTCTCTTCTGATTTCTTGAACCTTTATCTCAGGGTCAAAGAACATACTAGCAAAGTCCATAATCTTTTTATGATTATCTGATGAAACTTTGAAACTTAGATCTCCTAATTTTAATTTGATAAACATTTATTTCTCCATAATTTTATCGGTTATATATTTTGATGTGAAAGCCACTGCAATCCATAAGGGTGCTGCAATGGTTGAAACCACTAGTGTTGGATTGATGCCCATACCAAGCAACAATACTAAAATGAATATTGTTGAGGCGATATGCACAGTACAAAACCAACCAAGCCAGTTGGCTTTTCTTGATAGAGGTTTGATTGTTTTTAGTTTATCCCACATTATGCAACTATCCTTCCATTTGCTGTTGCTTCATTTTGATACTCACTGATTGTGCCTTTGGCTATAAAATGCCTATCACGTTCAATACCTAATGCACCACCAAGTAATTTAATACCTTCTAGTTCGGGCAAATAGACGTATCCTAGCTCTGGAAATCCGTGACCTAAGTCACATAGACCAAACATCATTTCGTCTCTGTCCATCTCTGTAATGAGCCACGTTGCACCACCTATGGGGTTAAATAGCTTCACAACAGGTCTGAAATCAATGCTACCATCTTTTTTTTCAGCTTCTTTCTGAAGTTCATGGTTTCTAATTAGTCTTTGTCTAATTTCTTTAGTTAATAATTGCATCTTTTTCCTCCTGATGACGTTTTAATGCTTCTTCTTCATGTAAATTGGCTATACCATCGGCAATACTTTGCTCTTTGATTAGCCTTTCTTCTTCTTCTTGCTCCAGCTGAAGCTGTTCTCTCCAGTCTTTAGACATTTTCCCTCCTTTTCAAAGTTTATTAGGTACTCTAAATATGTTTTGGCTTTTTCCAAATCTTCTAAACCATTCTTTTGCTTGTATCGTAAAATATATTTTATGATGTTGCCTTGTAAGTAGTTGAGGCGATTTTGGGTTATGAACTCTACTGGTTCTATTTCAAATTGTTCGTAATGTTGAGGCGATATCATAATGTTCTCCTGATAAATGAAGTGGGAGGATGTAGGGCAACACACCCTCCCTATCCGTCTAGTAGCTGTCAGACTAGAACGGAATATCGTCATCAGCTACGGAATCTACCTTTGGTGAAGCAGTAGCCTCTCCATTAGTTGAATCCTTGCTGTTAAGTAGTCTGAATGTAGAAGATACACCAGCTAACTTGATTTTGAAAGCAGTCATCTTTTGACCATCTTTCTCATATGTTTCAACAATAGGAAAACCCTGTACAAATACAGTTGTTCCTTGCTTTGCATACTTCTCAATGACGTTGGTTACAAGACCTGAACCATTACTGCCATCCCAAGCCTCTACTCTGTACCAGTGAGTAACTTCTTTTTTCTCACCAGACTTTGTCTTGTAGTTCTCGTTGACTGCAATGGAAAAGTTAGCAACTTTAGTGCCATTTACGTCTTTTATTTCAGGTTGTTGACCAATGTTACCTGAGACCATGATTTGTGCTAAGTTCATCTGTTTCTCCTTTACGTTAAGATGATTGTTGAAAATGGGATCTAGCAATCCCAATGCAAATAACCCTTGGCTTTTTTTAAACCAAAGGCTATTCACATTAAAAAGGTTGAGAGGATTAGGGGCATCACCTCTCTGTTGCAGATACCATCTTGTCGACTAGATTCTGCATCAACGTGCCTAAACTTCGCTGATTAGGGATAGGCTGTAAACCATTACTGCCTTGGAAGTTTTATCCCAAACATGACACTATCAAGATTATCTGGGGGGAACATTAACCCATCTAACCTTGAATCCTTCTCTTATTGGCTTTTCGTAACCCATTGTTTTCTTTAGTATAAATAGTACGATGGAGATGATTGCACCACCAAGAATACCTGCCATCATGCCTGCAAATGTACCAGCAAACATGATTATCAATGCGATTGAGGCACCAATATCTACTAAAATGTCAAAACATAAAACTCTTTTGATATTCATTTTAGCAAGTAAGAATAATATGGCACAAGCAGATGCTATGCCAGCAATGAGATAGAAAAACATTTTAACCTCCGTTTAATACCAACATTCATAAACAACTTCCATACCATCCTCTATGGCTTTCAAGCTGTCCTTACAGAATTTAATATCTTGCTCATGATACTCTTTAGCTGATTCATCTTGAAATTGATGACCATAAAAGAAACCACCATCAGATTTTGGTAAATTGTCTTTTTGTAAAGCATCAAGTAATTCTTCTAACATTTCCTTAGTAAGAACCAACTCTTTGCAGTTAAACTCATCATCACGACCTAGTTTTTTGTACCAAATATCCTCCATAAACTCTTGTAATTTGGAGTGTTTTCTCCAGTAGAAGTCAGGTTCGTGTTGTTTTTCTCTTATATAAGCATACTGATCTAAGCCCATGCTAACCTCCTAGTTTTATAATTAATAAATTTGGCTTTAACCCCTTCTGAGGCGAAACTAGGGGGCCAGGGATTAGCCTGGGAGTTTCAACCTGATAGATCTTAGGGAGATCAAAGAGGGAAAGTCTTTGACGATTTTAGAGGGTCGATCCCTCTATAAATCGTGTAGGTTTTTTATATAGTTTTCGATATAGTGGAATAAGATCGTATCTGATTATGTGGAATACACCACCAACACCAGATAAAAGAGCTACAACCATTAATGCACAAAAGGCAAATGGAAAGAAAGCCAAGATTAAGAAATTAGATAAAAGTATTTTCATTATATGCTCCATTAGGTTGGTTGATGCAAGGGAGGTTATAAACCAATTACAGGATTGACCTTGCACCAAAGGGGATTAATTATTGCTCAAGATCTTCAGGCATTTCGATGATGCCGTCTTGATTACTTATGTCAAGCATAAGTTCTTCATGAGCATGTTTGATTGGATAAACATTAGATCTGTGAGATTGTAGTTCATCATAAACATCTCTGTTGTTTACAAGAGTATCAAGAGTCATTTTCTCATTACGTTTTTGCATACGTTTGACTTTTGCAAACTCATGTAGTTGAGTATACTTGCCAAAGCTGATACCAGTCTGACCTTGAATGATAGGTCTGAAGTTATTGACAAGAGTTTTGAAAGCATGATTGAGAGATGCATATTGCTTACGCATTTGGTCAAGCTTGATATCATGATCTTCTAGCTTGTTGCCAGTAATCTCAATGCCAATATCTTGTCGAACCAAGACACGTCTGTGACGTTGCATCTTCTCTGCTTGTTCAAGAACTGAATCTCTCATCTTCTCAAACATACGAGGTAACTGATCTTGAAGCTTGGCTTTGATGATAACCTCATCACCATCTTCAAACATCTCAGCAAGCATCAATGCACGTCTGATAAACTCTTGCTCCCATTCTGTATTATATGAAGATTTAGGTTTGAATTGTTTAGCAAGATTGTCAAGTTGCTCTGTAGACATGTTCTCAAGAGCTATACCAGCTTCTTTTTCTGTTTGAGTTTTATGTTCTTCTTGTATTTGATATGTCATGTAATGTTCCTTTCTTATGACAGTGAAGAGGATATATAAATTATACCCCCTTCGATTTGGCTTTATTTTCCGCTTACATCAAGATGGGTGCATCTCAATGCAAATGCGATATCATTTCCAGCTTTTCGATGTTGCTTATAATCGATTAGCCAGTATGTAGGGCAAAATGCCATCTTACGGCTTAGATGCCAGAAAGCTCTGACATCATTCTTTTGTTCTAATATAGACATATTAACCTCCATTATACATGTCACGTTTGATTTGCAATAACTCTTCAACACGTTGAGTATCGCCTGCCTCATGTGCAAACTTGATATCCCAATCAATATGTTGAGTTGATCTTGACTCATCTCTGAATGGCATACGTTCTTCAACGATCTGTCCATGAGATGCAACATCTTCATAGTATTGTATAGAAACCATATCATCTAATAACTGTAGATCACTTGGTTGGCTTTTCTTGAATAAATCTAATTGCTTCATAGTAATGTTCCTTTCATAAAGCACTAATGCTACGGAATTGTAGCAATACGGTGGACACGGCTTATCGGAAAGGTTCAGTCAATCCCCCGTAATGAAGAAAAAATCGTCTTTGTCGACGACCACTTGGGAGGAGCTATTTTTTCGTAATGAAGTGCTTCAGCAACTCAAATTCCCAATTTGAGGGGGGTTTACAGGTTCTCGGGAGATAGGCCCAACTGGAGGTTATGATACAAATTCGTAGTAGTAGTAACACGCCGATTAGGCGTACCTTATGTTTGGGCTACCCTTTTATAAAGGGTTGATTTTGTGAAGCAACGGCTTGCCCATTACGGAGGTTCTGTAGACGAAAGATCAGGTAATGGAATGAAGGGAATCTTACGAAGTGAGATGAGTGCAATGTAATTATCTGATCCCAAGTAATGATGCAAACGGACTGGAGCAAAATAGGCTAGTGCCATGATTATGTATGGCTCGATGCCATCTCATAATCATTAGTAATAACAAGGACTTAGAAATGTGAATAGACAGCATAATAGCCTAGATGCTTATAATCTCGTAGAGTAACAAGAAGAGAAGTTCTGATGAAGGCAAACACTACACAACAAGAAAGATATAAGGGTTCGGTTGTTCCGATGAATGAGATAGAAACGACCAGTCAATCACTACTACCACAACACAGTAAAGTAACCGAAGCACAGGCTGAGTTAGTACACGCAATGTTGCATGATGGTTGCAACCCAACAGAGGGTGCAAAAAGACTGGGTAGGAATAAGGCTTGGGCTTACATAACCATTAATAAGCCTCATGTTATAGAGTATAGACAGCAGTTAGCTATGATGTGTTTGGGATGGGATGCAACACAGGCATTAGCAACTATGAGAGATCTACTGAATAGCAAATCATCTCATGTCAGATTAGAGGCCTCTAGAGATTTAATGGATAGAGCTGGCCTAAGGGTTGATGCACCTAAGTCAGTGAACACAGCAGTAAACATTAACTTCAACGTAGATTGAGGGGCCCCAAGCAGACAGTGCAATATAGAAGGGTGACCTTAAAATACAGACGACTGCTCTATAACGGGTAAATCACACTCATGATATATGTGAAAAGACAACACTCTAAAAAAAATTTTATCTTACAGAAGTCAATTTAACAAGGAGATTAATATGGGTGGTAGCTCAAGTGATTCAGGTGGTTCTAGTAATTTAGATAGCCTAAGAGAAAGAGACAAGGCAATGGCAG